TCTACCTCTCCCAAAACCTAATATGCCAACATCTAGTATGCCTATGGTGGAGGCGTTGGGTACTGCCCCCAAGTCCTATCCAAACAGCAATTCGTATCAACAAACTGTACCTTATTTATATCATATAGAATATTATAAGTCAATACCTTTTTTCTTATTTAATTCCATATTTAAATTAATTGTTCCTTTGCCACTACCTAGTATACAAGCAAACTTATTATTTTGAGTAAATTCTACTATTGTCCAACTAAGATTTTTAGGATTCATTGATACAACAAATCTGGTATTTAGAAATATACCCTCTGTAGTCATAGAACGTCCATCCATCCAAATAAAAGGATCTTCACCAAAATCTTTTAAACCTTGAATAACTGTATCTGCATTACCACATTGAGCTGGTTTCATTACCCAACCAGTAGTAGGACTTTTAGTTTGTTGTGCGTTTACACTAAAGGTACTGAGCAACAGAAATATTGTTATTAGAAATATTTTTTTCATCTTCTTCTCTTTCCCATTGCATTATAAATTCATCAATAACTTCAACAAGCATAGGTAGATACTCATGTTTCTTTCTAATAAACTCTTGAACATGACCATCTTCTGTAACAACAAGAATAACAATTTGTTCTATTGGTGTTCCAGTTCTTTCCTCAAACATCTCTGCATATGCAGATGCTTGTATATAATACTCCAAGTTCCAATCATCTTTTCTTTCTGATTTGGAAGTTTTAAAATCAATTATAGATGGAGTGTTGTTGTATTCTGCAATGCAATCTACTCGGCCTGCAACTTTGTATTTATCACTCCACAATCCACATTCTTGTGCATATATATTATTTATGTTTGTTTTGATAACATCTTTGATTTGTGTGAATAAACAATATGGTAAAAAATCTCTATTGTCTTTTATTACTTCTTTATTGTTTAGGTAATCTTCGCACATCTGGTGAACTTTTGTTCCACGATTTGCAGCTGTTCTTGCAATGTAATTTGCAACATCTTCACCAACTCTTTTTCTCCATTCAGATAATCCTGCTTTTCTGCGAATAGATAATACTGTGGTAATAGATGGATATAGTCCACCTTCTGGTGTTACATAAAATCTTTTTCGATTGACATTTTTTGTAGATACTTCTGGTATACCTACTGACTTGTGTATAAACATAATATTTCCATTCTATAGTTAAATTATAATCAATATATCAAATATGACTTACATTGTCAATGGTTTTACAAAATTTCTTTTCCAAACTTCTGTAGCTGGTACACGAATAAATCTTTTATCTGTTTGATTTTTATTTGGATTAGGTATTGTTAACATAACATTTTTACCTCTACGAAAAGCATCTGCTTGGTGTACTATTTGTTGACCAGACTCAACAAAATCTTTTCTAATAGATTTGGTTATTTTTTTAGAAACACTTCGTCTTTCACCTTTAGAAGTTTGTTTATCTCTTTTACTTTTCTTACCCATTATTTTCTTGTCCTAACTTTATTTTACTGATAAGATATTCTTTCACTAAACCAGAACGAACTATATCACCTAAATTAAATTCTACAGTTGCAAAACTTTCCATCTTAGATATGATGGACATAAAATATTTAAGGCCTTCTTTCTCTGATTGTTTTTGCAAATCTGTTTGAAAGAAATCGCCACAGAACATTATCTTACTGTCTTGTCCAACTCTTGTAGTAATAGTGTCTAGTTCGTGAAAATTTAGGTTCTGACACTCATCTACAATAATAATTGCATTATCTAATGTTATACCTCTTAGAAAAGATGTAGTCAGAAACATTAAACTTTGTTGGTTTTTTAATCTATCATACAATAAAGAAAATGCGTGTTCATTTGGTTGTGAGAATATAAACCTCACCATATTTTGGTATGGTACTTGAAACAACGCAGTTTTATCTTCTTCATCGCCTGGTAAAAAACCTATTTCTCTTGTAGGAACTGCACTACGAACTAGATAAACTGTATCATACTTAGTATCATTTCTTAAACATTCTTGTAATGCAAGATATAAAGAAACAAATGTTTTTCCAGTTCCAGCTGCACCATAGAGAAACATATTCTTTCCCTTTTTATAATGATCAAATACTTTCTTTTGATTATCACCAACTGGCGATACAGAAATCATATCATCAATTCTAATATCTTTTGCTTTAGCCATTAACCAACTTTCCACTTATGTCTATGTTTATCAATCACTCGTTTTGTTTGTGATTGTTTTACACTTCTTCTATTATATCTTTCGTCTATTTCACTGCCTGGGTGATTTTCACCTATCTTCTGCAACACTTCTTTAAATCCATCATCAGTTTTACTATCAACTGTCGTTGCAACTGTAGATACAATTGCAAATGGTGTAGGTATTTGTGTTATGTGTGGATTTTTTTCTAGAAGTTCTTCTCTTCTTGAATTTGACAAAAAGTCATCAAACTGTTCACCAGTTTCATTATTCATAAATCTAAACGTGGGCATTATCTAATTACCGAATCTCTTATATCATTCAACTCTTTTATTCTATTTAGGAGTCCGTATTTCTCTTTATTCATAGCAGATATTTCTTCTTTTAACATTTTTATTTTTTTTCTTAGTTCTGCATTTTCTTGTCTTAAAGATATTCTTTCGTCCATTGTCATACCTTTTTCCTTTCTCAACTTCCAAAGAATCCATTCATAATATCTATCTGGTTCTACGTCATCATCCATGTTGGTGTTTCTCTATTCGTCCACTTTGCAAAATCTTTCTTATACTTTATATAGTAGTTTCGATATGCAAGTATACTGTCATCACCTTTTACATCATCAGGCATAGCCTGTGGTATTTTTGTTAAACTTTTTTCTTCAATATTTACTGGTGGTGTTCTAAGAAGATCTCGTAACAAAGAGTCTGTATAGTGAACTTTACCATACCTATGTGTGTATTCATCACACAGATTTTCAAATAGACTATGTAACCAAATATAATTTGCAATACTTTCTCTTGTCCATATTGCACTTGGATGATTAATATGTGAAGCTTTGTAGAGTGTATTTTCTACATTTGGATTGGGATGTTTCCATCTACGTATTCTACGATTATTCTTAGTCTTATCCTCATACTCTACACCATCAAGCATTCTGTGTGCAGTAGACATAAGCTGTGCATATTCTATAATCATCTTGACTACGTGTTTGTCACAATGCATTTGTGCAGACTTTTTAGTATCTTCATGTAGGTTAAATATATTCATTTTTTCACACAGAAGTTTCGTAAAAATTTACAATCAACTTCCCCTTTACATACTTTTTCATGTTTTGCATTTTCCCAACAATCGCCATCTGGTAAATGCATCTGTACAAATATACCCCATGTTCCTAAAGAAGTAAAGAGTAAAATAGCAGGAATTATCAACATCATAAAAATTAATGTAATGTATGCTGGTAAAAACCCTTCATTATTATATGGTTCATCACTCATTTTCTATTTTCCCATCTATAAAATATATGTTTATCAATCTTTGCAATTCTTCTATACTTTTTATTTTTAGCCCAATATGGCATAACAGAAATTGCATGATAATGTGTAGCATTACCTACAAGTTCTTCTGTCTTTCCAGATATTACTGTCTTTGCAACCATCATAGAAGTTTTCCATGATTTACTTTTTGTATTTGGTGTATCATCTGCACCATCACAGTACCAACTAAAATGACACATATTCTTTTTGGGTAAACCATTATCATCTAAAACTGCTTGTTTAACAACTCCACAAATCGTATTTGGAAATCGTTTATCATTTACACGATTGATAACAACTTGTGCGACAGCAATCTGTCCAACAATAGGTTCAGAACGTGCTTCGTGATACACGTTCATAGCCATACACATTAATGCAGTTTTAAGTAACATTCCAGTATTTATTCTTTGTTGACCCAAAATCATCCCAAAACATATCTAATTCTTTATTAAGTACAACTGATGTTGTAGTAATATCATCAAACTGAAACATTGTATTTACAAATTCTTTCCATGTTTCACACTCATTAATAACTTCGTGAGCATGATCCCAAAACTTTTCTTCAAAATCTAATATAAAACTCGACATTCCCATAACTCTCTCCTTTTTTTAATTACGAATCATTATATCACTTTTTGATATAATTGTCAAACATTTTTCTTTCTAACTTAAAAGCCTCAATTTCGTAAGGTCTATCCATATATGCGACCTCTTCATTACTTATTCCGAAAACATCATCACCAAACTCTTTCTTGATATGTTGTTTGATATGAACAAACTCATGAAAGATTGTAGCAAGTAAATCTTTTTTTGATAAGTCTTTATTAACTCTTATGATGAATGATCTATCATCTACATCATAACAATCTCCATCATGTGGTAAATTTTTCCAAGACTCAATATCAATCTCGTCAATCTTGTGTCTAGGTAACAGATACGACTTTGCAAACCAAAGAGCATCCTCAATGGTTCGTT